CCATATTTTTTCCCCGGGGGGACTTTTGGGAGAATGTTTTTGAACTCGGAGGGAAAGAATGAGTAACACAGTTGTTGTTCATAAGAACCGCACCAACACGCTTTATGTTGATCTGGGCATCGATGTTGCTGGAGAAACTTTAGCGAGTGAAATTCGTTCCGAAGCTTCCTCAGATTCTGATCTTATTGCAACATGGACTATCGGATATTTGACTGATGGTACAGATGGTCGATTGATTCTTACTTTGGATAATACTATCACAGCTGCTATTGATGAATCAAAAGGTTATATGGACATTAAGAGAACCAGTGCTGGTGAGCCAATTCCTGTATTCGATCGACCCCTCGAGGTTGAATTCAGAGAGACGGTGACCGCATGAGTGAAGTCAATGTGATCTCTCGAGTTCAGATGATCGTAGTCAACCCAACTACTCGATCTGTATCTGTAATCAACATGGGGCCTCAAGGCCCAGGAGGTATTCCAGGTCAGACAGGACTTCGTGGAGAAGTTTGGTTTACTGGTGCTGGTGCACCTAATACTATTTCTGGTGCACTTCTTGGCGATTGGTATCTTAATTCAACTAATGGAGATTACTATGATCTAACGACATTGCCTAGTACTTGGACTCTAAGAGGAAATCTAAAAGGTCCAGCTGGAGCTGCTGGTAGTGGAGTTCCTGTCGGTGGAACTACAGGTCAATATCTGAGTAAGACTAGTGCTGCTGATTTCGCCACTCAATGGTCAAGCTTTGTAGCAGCTACTGAAACAGTTAAGGGTGTTGTGGAGTTGGCAGATTCCACAGACATGATTCTTGACAATGCTACAAATGCCATTACTCCAGCAATTCTTTCTGCAGCAATGAAGTCTGGTTTTGGTGGTGGTGGAAACGGTCATTACATTACTCAACAAGTCAACAGCAAGAATGGTACTACATACACTATGGCTGTTGCTGATGCTGGATGCATAACTCGTTTCACTAATGCTGCTGCAGTCGCAGTGTCACTTCCGGCCGGAGTATTCTTTGTTGGTACATGCCTAGATCTAATTCAGACAGGTACTGGAACAGTAACGATTACTCCCGCTGCTACTGTAACTATTAATGGTTCGACTTCTCCGGTAACTCTAGCGCCAAACGCTCCTGTGATGCTCAAACAGATTGCGTCTAATGTTTGGATGATGAATCCTGGCACGTTGGATAGTTTAGCTAATGTATCAGCACCAACCGCAGCTGATGGTCAAGTGTTGAGGTATAATGCTGCTACTGGATTGTGGACTCCTGGAACTGGTGGTACAGGTTCTGGTCTTCCTCCTGGCGGAGTAATCTACAATCTGTTGGTCAAGGCGTCATCCACTGATGGAGATGCTGTTTGGTCATCTGTTCCACAAGTATCTTCCCTTACAGCAGATGCTATTTCTATTCGAGATACTGTTGGCACTTCGATTCCTCGACTAATATTTGGTAATGGAGATGGTAACAATGGGACAAGTCCAAATCCATACGATTATACATGGCAATTGCTTGGTGATAAACTTGACTTGCTTTCTAGTAGATTTACAACTAAGCCGGTTGTTTCATTTAAGCGAATTTCAAATACAGAAGTTGAACATGGATTTGCTAATTGGTTTATTTCAGATAATGATGATGGTTATATGCGTTGGTTTAATGGAGCCGATCGCACAAACGCTGAAATGTTTCTTGATGCAAGTGGTAATGGCGGAGTAAAAGGTAACTGGACTGTTAGTGGTGGTTTAATGGCTCCATGGTACACTGAAACACCTTATCTTCAAGCAGCTGCTGGAACAGCACTTGTTATTAGAGCAACTAGTTATGCAGAAATTCAAGCTGCTGGCGGTTTTGGAGCTCAACAAGTTGGTGTTAGTGTAGGTAATCAATATGGCGTTGGTGCTGGTCCTACTGTTAGTTTGTATGCTTATCCGAATGGAAATCAATATTATCAACGTCAGCTTACACTCAATAAAGTTGGTGGTGCTGGTGAATGTGGTCTGGCTTTTATCAACAATACAACAGGAAATATTGGATGTTTTCAGCTACATAACGATGGCACACCATATATTGGTTTCCTTAATTCAGCTAATTCGGCTTATATTAAGTCATATGCATCAGCATTTACAGTAAATAGTAGTCGAAGATTTAAGGCTGAAATTAAACGACTTCGTTCAAAGCGTAATAATTTTGCATTGAATATTATTAATCATGTTGCGCCAGTGCGTTATCGAGACCTTCAACATGAAATGGCAATGGAAGTTTTGGCGCCATATCCTGATGGATCTCCTCGTGAACCAGTACAAGTTGAACCTAATTATCGATTTGGTCTAATTGCTGAAGAAGTTGAAGAAGCAGCACCAGAATTGGTAAGTCATACACCAGATCATGGTCCTGGTATTGATTTGAGTGGTCTTATTGGTGTACTTTGGCAAGCAGTAAGAGAACTGTCTAATAGAGTTTCCGAACTTGAAGGAGCAACTACATGAGTGCTGCATCTATTAGTCAAGCTGCTAATGACCCAGAACTTCGTGCTAGGGTTTTGGCGATGGCAAATAAAGAAGTCATCTTTGATGAAGCAAAGGCTAATAGCACTTTTGGTAAGAGTCTAAGCGCTGGTGTTACTGGTGTTGATGCGTTGATGTATCCAGTAGCAGTAGATACTGAAGCTGCTTATGAAGCCGCTGTTCAAGCAGGTCGTGGTGCTCCTGGTCATGATAGTGATATTATCACAGATGCTGCATTGACTTCAGCTATTGACGCACATTGGCCATGGGCAGAAGGTGAGGAACCAGCATGAGCGACTTCGGAGATATTGAACCAGCTGATGTAGTAGACACCGATCCGCCGGATCCCCAGGCGTTAGTTCGATATTTCTATCGCAAGCGGCACGAGCTTGCTCCAGATGATGCAAGACCCTCACGATTCGACGATGAACCAGAACTCGTTCGAATTTTAATGCTGTATGTGTTTGCTCATATTATTGAAAAGTTGAATCGGGAGTGGCAGAAAGAACCACTTTAAATGGCGACGCCCAAGGGTAAGGAATGGGGCGGAGCTTTTGTAGCATTGGTAGTAGTTTCTTATGGGCTATTGTTTATTGATAATTATAAAACAAGTGCTGAAATTTATGAATATTTTTTAGACATTCCATTAGCCGTTCTAATAGCTGGTGTAGCTACTCTTGCATGGTTTGCGTGGTCGTTTTTACGACAATACGATATTCCTGGACATGAAGGAGACGAGGAGGACTAATGGGTAGTCTATGGATGAATGGCGATGGTCTCCCAAATCTCGCCGACGTACTTAGAGCCGAAGGGCTCGATGTTCAAACTTGGAATGGATGGGAATATAGTTCTCGTTCTACAGGTGGTTTTAATGCACCCGGTCCTATGATGGTTGTCGTCCATCATACTGCTTCAGGATCAGGTACATCATTTCAAAACGATTGGTCTTACTGCGCTCAAGGACATCAGGATGCACCAGTAGCTAATTGTCTTCTCGGTCGACAAGGACAATGGGGAGTTCATGCTGGCGGTGCTTCTAATCATGCTGGTAAGGGTGGACCATGGAATACATCTAAGGGGCAAGTACCTTTAGATTCGGCTAATAGTAGATCGATTGGGATTGAAGCTCAAAACAATGGTGTGGGTGAAAACTGGAGCCCAGACATGGTTGCGTCTTATGAAATTGGTGTAGCAGCTATGTGTAAGGCTTATATTCTTCAACCTTCACCAGATGTTGCTGCGCATTTCGAATGGGCTCCAAGTCGTAAGATTGATCCTTGGGGTGGTAACACTTCTACCCCAGGTTTCCCATATACTGGCCCATATGAATGGCTAATGAATGGTTTCCGTAATGGCGTAACCGGTCGAATGGCTGGCGGTTTACCACCCGTACAAGGAGGAGATGACGTGCTATATCGTATTGCTATCAAGAGAGATAATTCTGTTCCAGCGGATCAACGAGCCAATGCTAAATTCGTCGGTATGATAGATGCCAATGGTCTTGGCCATACTATTTCATGGGTTAGAACTCAGGCAGAGTACGATCAGTACAAGACATTGAAAGCTCCGGAGCGAGAATTGTTTATGGCAGATCTCCAGGGTTTGATTTTACTTGGCCCACTTCCGACTGGTGATACGTTGCACACTTGGACTGGGCAAGAGTTTGATTTGCATGTAGCTTAATTGAAAGGAGGCTAAATGGCTGCTAAGCGTCGCCCAAGTCGGGCACCAGCAACAACAGATGAAGGTAGAGAAAGTCAGTTGGTCTCCCTTGCAATAGATCTGGCTGAAAAGCAGCTATCTGAAGGAACTGCATCTTCACAAGTTATTACTCATTATTTGAAACTGGGTTCCACAAGAGAAAAGCTAGAACAAGAACGTCTACATCGTGAAAATGTTCTACTTGACTCAAAAGTGGAAATGTTAGCATCGGCTAAGAAGGTTGAAGAGTTATATGCAGAAGCTTTGAATGCTATGAGGTCTTATGTTGGTCGTGAACTCGACGTAGGCGAAGAGTATGACGAAGAATAGATCATATTCTGAACTTAGACGACTTCATACTTTTGAAGATAGATTCGAATATTTACGTTTAAATGGAGAAGTTGGTACTTCAACTTTTGGCTTTGATCGTTATATTAATCAACGATTTTATACCTCAAATGAGTGGAGAAGAGCTCGAGATGAGGTTATTGTAAGAGATAACGGCTGTGATTTAGGTATATCTGGATACGAAATTTATGGTGCTTTGCTTATTCATCATGTTAATCCTATAAGTGTCGATGACATAATTCATGGCGAAGACTGGATATTTGATCCAGAATATTTGATTACAACGACACAAAATACACATAATGCCATACATTTCGGTACTGATAACCTGCTTCCTAAGGTCGTTATTTCTCGTATTCCGAACGATACAAAACTTTGGTAGTGAGGAAGGTGAATTATGGAAGAAAGCATTCTAACAAGCACCAAGAAAATTCTTGGTTTAGATGAGGCTTATACAGCATTTGATTTGGACGTTATTACTCATATTAATGCCGCTTTCTCCATTCTTAGTCAGCTTGGCGTAGGCCCGGAAGGTGGTTTTTACATTGAAGATGCGAGCGATGTTTGGGCTGATTTTATTGTTCCTCCTGATCAGCTTCATCTAGTTAAGACGTATATTTATTTGAAGGTTCGATCACTCTTTGATCCACCTACTACTTCGTTTCTTATTGAGGCGACGGAAAAGCAGATCAAGGAATATGAATGGAGACTCAACGTCTTCCGTGAGTATGCGCTTCCTGAGTATGAGCTATCTAAGGATCATCCGCCCACTTACTCATATCCTAAGGAGGAAGCTTCGTGACTCAAACTGTTGAGGAATTTATTGAACATTATGGAGTCAAAGGAATGCGTTGGGGCAAACGTAAGTCTCGTGGGTCAAGAAATACCGAACGCACTGTATATAGTAGATCACCTAAGAAACTAACTTCAGCAGAATTAGATAAACGCATTAAGAGGATGGAAACTGAGAAAAGATATAATGATCTCAATAAACGAGATGTTGGTCGAGGATCACAACTTGCCCATGAGATTCTAACTAATTCCGGTAGGACAGTTGCTACAACAGTTGCTACAGGTGCTGTATTGTATGCTGTTAAGAAGGCGATTGAGAAGAAGATGGGTCCTGGAGCAGCGAGCGCAATTACCAAGCGAGGTAAGTAATAGGAGGTAGTATGACTTTATCTAATACTGCAACTCCTCATTACTATGAACAATTTCGTGCAGCTGTTCTTCGTGGAGAAATTCCAGTTAATAGAGAAATTTCTATGGAGATGAATCGTATAGATGATTTGATTGCGAATCCTAACATCTACTATGATGACATGGCTGTTCATGGTTTCATTAAGTATTGCGAATTTGAACTTACACTAACTGATGGAAGTGATCTTCATCTTCTTGATACTTTTAAACTTTGGGCTGAACAAATCTTTGGTTGGTATTACTTTGTCGAAAGAAGCGTCTATCAGCCAAATGAAGATGGGCTTGGCGGTCATTACGTTAAGAAGCTTATCAAGAAGCGATTGACAACTAAGCAGTATCTCATTGTTGCCAGAGGTGCTGCGAAATCAATGTATGCTAATTGCATTCAAGCATACTTCCTAAATGTAGATACTGCAACTACTCATCAAATCACAACTGCTCCTACAATGAAGCAGGCCGATGAAGTAATGTCTCCTTTTAGAACTGCTATTACTAGAGCAAGAGGACCTTTGTTTAAGTTTCTAACAGAAGGTTCATTACAGAATACTACTGGCTCTAGAGCTCAGCGAGTAAAGCTTGCTTCTACAAAGAAGGGTATTGAGAACTTTCTTACAGGTTCTCTTCTTGAAGTACGTCCAATGACCATCAATAAGTTACAAGGACTTCGTCCTAAAGTATCTACAATTGATGAATGGTTGTCTGGAGACATCAGAGAAGATGTTGTTGGAGCTATTGAACAGGGAGCCTCCAAGATGGAGGACTATTTGATTGTTGCTATTAGTTCAGAAGGAACTGTTCGAAATGGTTCTGGCGACACAATCAAAATGGAACTCGCTACGATACTTAGAGGTGAGTATCAAGCTCCTCACATTTCTATCTGGCATTACAAATTGGACGAACTTGAAGAAGTTAATGATCCAGCTATGTGGCTCAAGGCAAATCCTAATTTAGGTAAAACAGTTACATATGACGTTTATCATTTGGATGTCGAAAGAGCTGAAAAAGCTCCCTCAACTCGTAATGATACTCTTGCAAAGCGATTTGGAATTCCAATGGAAGGTTATACTTACTTCTTTACTTATGAAGAAACACTTCCGCATCGTATTAGAGAATTTTGGGGTATGCCTTGCGCTCTTGGAGCCGATCTTTCACAAGGTGATGACTTCTGTGCCTTTACATTTCTCTTTCCACTTCCAAATTATACGTTTGGAGTAAAGACTAGAAGTTACATTACCTCTTTAACATTAATGAAACTTCCTGGGGCTATGCGAATGAAGTACGAAGAGTTTATTGCCGAAGGAAGTCTTCATGTTTTAGATGGAACAGTTCTTGACATGATGGAAGTTTATGATGATCTCGATGGTTTCATTCAACAAAGTGATTATGATGTGCGCTGTCTTGGATTTGACCCATATAATGCTAAAGAATTTGTTACTCGATGGGAAACTGAGAATGGTGCATTTGGAATTGAGAAAGTAATTCAGGGAGCAAGAACAGAATCAGTACCTCTTGGCGAATTGAAAATTTTAGCTGAAGAACGTAAGCTTATTTTCGATCAAGAACTTATGTCATTTGCTATGGGGAATGCTGTTACTTTGGAAGACACTAACGGAAATCGTAAGTTATTAAAGAAAAGAGCTGATGAAAAGATTGATAATGTATCTGCTCTAATGGACGCATATGTCGCTTTTAAAGCTAACAAGGAGGCGTTCGAATGATTGTTGAAGAAGCTTATTATGTAGAACATTTTGGTACAAAAGGTATGAAATGGGGTGTTCGTCGAGCTCAAAAACAAGCAGCTAAAGCAGATAAGAAATGGCAAAAGAATATTTATTCTGTTCAAGGCGCTGTTGCAATTCATAATAATGTTGCTGATAAAATGAATAATGGAGGAATTGCTGCTTTAAATAAAAGACATCCAAAAGCACATCTTGATCGTGATACTCCAGAAACTAGAGCATATATTAAAGATTATGAAGGTATGTCTCTTAAATTTACTGCGCAAGCGGTTAGAGAAGTTCATGGGACAAGTCCTTCTGGAAATATGAAAGCTAGACTAGAAAATAAAGGTGGCAATTGGCAAGTAACTGTCACACCAACTAAAGTTGAACATGCAGAAGCTGATTCAGAAACTCCTTCACTTACTATTGAATTAGCAGATGATGGTCAATATATTATTGAAGCATTAAGTGTTAAAGAAGAAGTTATGTCTCAAACAGCTATAGGAGAAGATTTCGCAGAAGACATTATTTCTCATTTTGGTAAAAAGGGAATGAAGTGGGGAGTTCGTAAAACAGGAGAAAAGAAATCTTTTGGTGAACGATCTGGGAAACAAAAAGTAGCTATTTTAGCTGCTGGTGGCGTTGCTGGATTACTTGCTTCACGATTTGTTTCAGCTAGAACATTAAGTCTTCCGGCAACAGTTGTGGCTGGTGCAGGAGCTTCTATTGGTGGAATTAAAATTGCTGAAAAACTTTTAGATAGACATGGAGATCGTAAATTAGAGAAGTCTGATTCATGATCGAGGAGGTGAACCTTGCCGATTCTAGATAGAGTAAAGAAGGCATGGAATGCTTTTCGTAATACTGAAGGTTCTCAAGAAATTGATTTTGGTGGTACCTCGTCGTATTATGGCGGCAGTTCACCATCCCGTCAAAGACTCCATTTCTACTCCGAACGTTCTATTGTCTCCTCTATTTATACAAGAATTAGTGTGGATGTAGCCGGGGTTCTGATTAAACATGTTAAGTTGGATGAAAAGGGTCGTTATTCTGGGGATATGGATAGTGCTTTGAATCAATGTCTAACTTTAGAATCTAATCTTGATCAAGCACCTCGAGCATTTAGACAAGACATTGCAATGACATTATTCGACAAGGGTGTTGCTGCAGTTGTTCCTGTAGATACAACTCGAAATCCCGCAACGAATGAGATCTTTGACATCTTTTCCATTCGAGTTGGAGAAGTTGTTACTTGGTATCCAAAGCACGTTCGACTTAGCGTGTATAATGAGAATCGTGGGCAACGTGAGGAGATTACTCTTGAAAAGCGTTATGTAGCTATTGTTGAGAATCCTCTTTATGCTGTAATGAATGAACCAAACTCAACTCTTCAGCGATTGATTCGTAAATTGAGTCTTCTTGATGCTGTTGATGAACAATCGAGCTCAGGAAAGTTGGACATCATTATCCAACTTCCATATGTAATTAAATCAGAGGCTCGTCGACAGCAAGCAGAGAAGCGACGTGAAGACATTGAGTTTCAACTTAAGGGTAGCCAATACGGTATTGCCTATACCGATGGTACCGAGAAGATCACGCAGCTTAATAGGCCAGCTGAGAACAATCTTCTTAAGCAAGTAGAGTACCTTACTACCATGCTTTATAATCAACTCGGTCTTACAGAAGAAGTAATGAATGGTACAGCTGATGAAGAAGCCATGCTTAATTACTTCAATCGTACAATCGAACCTATTATTGATGCAATTATCGAAGCTATGCAAAGAGCGTTCCTTGGGCCCCATGGTACGCAGAAGGAAGAACGGATTAAGTATTTCAGAGATCCGTTTAAGCTTGTTCCTGTTAACGAAATTGCTGAGATTGCTGATAAGTTCACTCGTAATGAAATTCTAACAGCAAATGAGATCAGAAGCTTTATGGGAATTCCGCCAGCAGACGATCCAAAGGCAGATGAATTGAAGAACAGTAACATGCCTCAACCAGAAGATCCGGGGCCTAGCTCTCTTTGAAAGGAACAGTCAAAATGGAACCAGATTTCAGCGGCTATGCAACTAAGGCCGGTCTGAAGTGTTCTGATGGCCGAACCATCATGCCAGGCGCATTCAAGCATCAAGACAAGGCCAAGGTTCCGCTTGTTTGGCAGCATGGTCATACTGATCCAGAGAATGTTCTTGGCCACGCTATTCTCGAGAATCGAGATGATGGCGTTTATACTTATGGTTATTTCAATACGTCGTCCAAGGCGTCTCATGCAAAGGGTCTTATCGAGCATGGTGATATTAACATGCTTTCTATCTGGGCAAATGAACTCGTCGAACGAGCGGGTCGAGTTCTTCATGGAGCAATTCGAGAAGTGAGCTTGGTTCTTTCAGGGGCTAATCCTGGCGCACTTATCGAAAACGTTACAATTCGTCATTCAGATGGTGGCGAAGACACTCTTGATGATGAGGCTATTATTTATTCGGGCCTCGAACTTGAGCATGCTGATGGTGATGATAAAGACAATAATGATAATGAAGACGATGAAGAAACTGTACAAGATGTTTATGATTCAATGTCGGATAAGCAGAAGCAGGTTCTTCATTTCATGCTTGGGCAGGCTCTTAGTGATGCCGGCGAGCTAGAGCAAGACAACATCAAGGATGATTCCGACAATTCCGATCAGGAAGGTTCAACAATGACCCGTAACGTTTTCGAGAAGGGCGACAAGGATACTTCGCCAGTTCTCTCGCATGCGGATGTTCAGGGTATTGTCGCTGATGCGACTAAGATTGGATCACTGAAGCAAGCCGTCGAGGCTTATGCTCTGGCGCATGGTATTAACCAAATCGACACGCTCTTCCCGGAAGCCCAGGCTCTTACATCTGCGCCCGAATTCTATACTCGTCGGACGGAATGGGTGAATTCGGTTCTTAGTGGTGCTCGTAAGACTCCATTCAGTCGAGTCAAGACTCACTGGGCGGATCTTACTTATGACGACGCCCGTGCGAAGGGTTATATTACTGGGACTGAGAAGCAAGAAGAGTTCTACGGTACTGCTCGTCGAGAGACCATGCCGCAGACTATCTATAAGAAGCAGAAACTCGATCGGGATGATATTCTTGACATCACCGA